AACGTCGAAGATGTGGGTATTCCTGGCGACACCGAACCAGTATTCACAGCTCTTGCAAGAGGGTTCACTTCGCGCCTTCCAGCAAAACGCCGTGAACCGTTCGGCCTACCTTGACACCCGCCATCCGTTGTTTGCCGGCGAGGTCGGAATGTGGAACGGGATTCTCGTTATCAAGAACGAGCGTGCTGTGCGCTTCATGCCCGGGGAATCTACCCAGGTTGTGCTGGCAGCGGATGCGGCAACCGCCAACGAAACCCCGCAAACCGTGAATGCTGCGCTGACTTCGGGTTACGCCGTGGAACGCGGGTTGCTGTTGGGTGCGCAAGCCCTGGCAGTCGCTTACGGCAAGACGAAGGTAAGCGGGATCCAGTACGGCTGGAAAGAACGCTGGTACAACTTTGAGTCGAATCTGGAACTCATGGGCGAAAAAGTGTGCGGGAAGATCAAGGTGCGGCTCAGTGTTGACGATGGCACCGGCACGAAGGTACCGACCGACTTTGGCGTAATCGCTGTTGACTCGGCAGTGCCCCTGTAAACCGTAACCACAATCGAACCGACAAGCGGGCATAGCCCGTTTTTTTTCGTCTTTAAGAAGGAGTTTCAACATGGCTTCGCATAACGCACCTGATCTAAACACCAAGCCGCAGCACATGGGCGAGTTTGGTAACGCCGTGGTGGGGGTGGGCAGCGTCACGCCTACTGCCGGCGCATTGGCGGACGTCTACCGTCCTATCGCCATCCCTGGCGGCTGGCTGGTTACTGACGTCGATATCATCTTCCCTGACATGGACACGGGCGGTGCCGCCTTCGCGGTCAAGATCGGTTATGAGCCGGTCAATTCCGCCGATGGTCCGGTAGCGGACGATGATTATTTTTCCGTGGCCAACACGTTCCTGACCGGCACTGCGGGCAGGCGTCAACTGGTATTCAAGCCCATCAAGTTTGAACGCCCGGTTTATCTCACGATGACGGTAACGGTAGCGGCAACCACGTTCGTTTCCGGCGAGTTGACGGCAATCGTCAAGGGTGACGGCCTGGGTATCAAGTAACGGCTGCATTGTTCCCGTGGTCTCCTAGACCGATGCACCACGGGGACATTTCAGAGGGGGCGGTTCCTGACGGTTCCGCCCCTTTTTTAATTCACTTAGAGAGCTAAAACGATGCCACGAGTTAGATATATCGGAAACAACGTCAAAACAGACAGCATTGCGGGCGTTGGCTTGCAGTGGGCGCCCGGACAGGTGCGCGATGTGACGGCTACAGTCGCGGCGCATCTGCTTTCCTACACCGATACCTGGGTACCGGAGAGCGAGCCCGAAGGCGATACGCCGGCAGAAGCACTGAAGGAGCACGCGGAAGAGCCCATCGGCTTCCGGGAGGAAGAGAAACGCGCTGAAGAGCCCCTTGCCGTGGTGGATTTTCATTCGATGACCAAGGATGCGATGCAGAAGTACGCAAAGCAGCATTGGAACATGACGCTGGACAAGAAAATGTCGGAAAGCCACACGCGCGAGACCATAATCAAGGAGCACTCGAAACGCGAAATGGAAGATAAGGACATTTAATAATGCCCTTCGATTATCAATACCTCGTCGATTTGGCACGGGTACCGCTCAACGACGCGGACAAGGCGCGGTACCCCGATGAAACCCTGCTGCTGTTTGCCAATCAGGCGATTCTACAGGTGCTAAAACGCCGCCCTGATCTCTTCATAGGGCAGTTCGCAAGCCCGCCAACAGGACAGGCGGCACTCACCGATACGTTCCCCCTTCCGCCTGAATACGCTCAGACCGTAGCGGATTACGTGACCGGACGTGCGGACATGACCGATGACGAGCACGCGAGCTCCGGGCGTGCCATAACCTACGCGCAATTGTTCGGTGCGGAGGCGCCAGCATGAAGCTGTGGAGCGCTTTCTACGACCTGTTGCTACCAGACGCGCCCGGGTGCCCCTTGGTCGCGGCGGGTTTTGCCGTCAGACAGAGCGCGATCGCTTTCTGCGAGCAGTCGCTTGCATGGCGATATGTGCATCCAGACATTGCGGTATTGGCCGGTACCGCCGAATACGCGTTCATCCCGCTTACCGGCGCGGCGGTGCATACCATTATCTATGCGGAGCTCGACGGCAAGCAGATCAGGAGCGACGTGGGCGAGGGGGATATCAAGATAAACGACTGGCGCAACACCCCTGGCGTGCCGGAATACGTGCTGAGCGGTAGCACTTCGATGCGACTGGTACCTGAGCCCAATGCCAGCCACACGCTGAAGCTGATCGTGGCGCTGAAGCCTACGTTTGACGCCAGCGGAATCGACGACGAAATCTTTGCCGAGTACCGCGAGGCGATTATCCACGGCGCCCTGGCCAAGCTGATGCTATCGCCCAAGAAGCCGTACACGAACCCGACCCTCGCACAGTTCCATCAGCAGCAATGTTTGATCAAGACTGGCCAAGCCGGAATCAAGGTGGCGCGTAACTTCACGCGTGCGCCGTTGCAGACCGCAATCATGAGAAGGGATGGAAGATGATCATCTTGTACGTTGACAAAACGGTACGGGGCTATCGCTATGGCCGGGGCAATATCATCGAACTGGCGCCGATTGAAGAGGCATTGCTGATCGAGCGCGGCGAGGCCGAGGCTTTCAGCGTGGCGCCGGATTTAAGCGCCCTGTTGGCCAAGATAAACAACTTGGCCGATGTGCCGGATCCGGTTGCCGCAAGGGAGAACCTGGGATTAGGCGCACTGGCGCTGCTGGACGCTGCGACGTTCACAACCGTCAACGGAGCTCTACGCACCATCCAGGCGCGGCTGCTGGAGGATTTGAGCGTCAAGGACTTGGGCGCGGTAGGCGATGGCGTGACCGACGACTACGCGGCCTTTCAGGCAGCGCATGATCTTCTGTCGAGCGTAACATCCAGCGTGGGCGGGCAGATACGCATTCCCCCAGGCGTCTATTACCTGTCCGATACGTGGAAAATCTCAAAGCGCGTGACGATTCGCGGCTCAAACGCCGGGGATCAGGTGACGACCGGGGCAACAAGGCTGCTTTTCCCGGCTGACAAAACGGGAATTCGCTTCTACAGCTTGGTAGAGTCGCCAACCGGGACCGGCGGCGACTATTCGCGCCTCGAAGGCGTCAACATGACTGCTGTGTCCAAGGCCGCATCGGGCAACGGCATTTGGGCTACCTGTGTTGTGAAGGTGCAGTACTGCATCGTGCGCAGCTTCCAGGGCCATGGCATTTACATCAACGGGCAGACCGGCACGGGCGCTACCGGCATTGCCGATGCCTGGGAAGTGCGCAATACCCGCATCCAATCCTGCGGTGGAGATGGCCTGCGAGTTATCGGCAATGACAGCAACGTCGGCGTGGCGGAAATGGTGGAGACCACGCTCAACGGCGGCTACGGGTACTACGACAACGCCTCGTACTGCAATACCTACATCGCCTGCCAAGCGTCGGGAAACGTCGCTGGCGCGTACTACAACCGCAACGGCGTGGGACTCGGCGGGATTTACATCGGCTGCTATACCGAGAGCGGCGGACTCTCCAATTTCGATCCGAGCGTGCTCGTCCTGGGCGGGGTGATGAACGCCTTTACCGGCCAGTTCATTTATCCGGGCTCGACCGGACTCACCCTGAACGCGGCAACCGGAAGCCGACATATATTCGCCAGGGCAGGGGTAGAGATCGGGCGAATCGAAACCACCAACAAACTGACCGGGCTGGCAGGCGCGAAGTGGTCAAGCGGCGTGACCGACTACACGGACATGGGCGCAAACCTTTTCGCGTTCGTTACCAGCGTAACGAGTTCGCAGGACCGGATGCGGTTCGACAACCCAAACGGGCGCGTCGGGTCCATTTCCACAAATGCGTCGGCTACCGTCTATAGCACTTCATCCGATGTGCGGATGAAGGAAAACGTGGTTGATGCGCCTGACGCGGGCGCGGATATTGATGCGGTGCGAGTCGTTTCCTTCAATTGGAAGAGTACCGGCGAGTTGCAGAAATATGGCGTCATTGCGCAGGAATTGATCCAAGCATTCCCAGGCGCGGTGAGTGCCGGGGATGAGGGCGAGGAAGTCGATCAGGCGTGGGGCGTGGACTACAGCAAGCTCGTGCCGATGCTGGTCAAGGAGATTCAGGATTTAAGGGCGCGGGTTCAGTCGATAGAGGCGGGGACATAGATGCTTAGATTTGCAAATTTCGGCAAGTCGCCGGTGGCTTCCGCGCCAAGCGGCACGACCGGCTTGAGTTTCACGGTCGAGGCGGGGAAGGGGCTACTCTTCCCCTCTCTTGGCACGGGCGATTACTTCTACGGGATTTTCAAGGACGCGTCGGGCAACCGCGAGATTGTGAAGGTAGAGGCGCGTGCCGTGGATTCCATGACCATCGCGGTAGGCGGGCGCGGACTGGATGGAACCGCGGCGCGTACCTGGGCGGCGGGAGATTACTTTGTCGCAGGGTTGGTCAACGTGGCGCTAGAGGAATCATTGTCGAACCCCAACCTGATAGCACTTGGGGGGTTGCCTTCGGCGGCGGACAAACTGCCCTACTTCACGGGGAGCGGGACGGCGACGGTGACTGACTTAACCGCATTTGCCCGGACCCTGCTCGATGATGCGAACGCGGCGGCGGCGTTGACGACCCTTGGCATTCCGGCTGCAATCGCGGCCTATTTCCCAAGCGGGACCGCGATGCTGTTCTGTCAGGCTGCGGCACCTGCCGGGTGGACGCAATCCGTCACCCACAATAACAAGGCGCTGCGCATCGTCTCTGGCGCAGGCGGCGGGGCTGGCGGGTCGGTGGCATTCACTACTGCGTTCGCATCGCAGCCGGTCACGGGTTCCAATAGCGCCGTCACGCTGGACTCGACCCAGATACCGAGCCACACGCATACGGCACGGCACAACGATGGCGCGGGGTCTGTTGCTACGGGCGGGTCGTGGGTTAATTCAGTCGGCAATATCCTCGGCACTTCAACAGGGGCAACGGGTGGCGGTTTGTCGCACAACCACTCTTTCACCGGCAGCAATATAAATCTCGCTGTGCAGTATGTGGACATAATCATGGCGACAAAAGACTGATGGAAACGCGCATAGCTGATTGTCCACTAGGGGCAAAGTGCGAAGAGGTCAAAACGGTCGAAGGCAGGCCGGTTCTGTATCGCTGCCCCTGGTATGTGCAGATACACGGCACCGATGTAAACACAGGGGCGGAAGCGAGCAATTGGGGGTGCGCAATTGCATGGATGCCCGCGCTCATGATCAACACAGCCAACGAGGCACGCAAGAACGTGGCGGCCACCGAGTCATTCAGGAATGAAATGATGAATCAAAACGAACAGACGCAGAAAGCCATGCTGCTTGCGGCGGTGC